AGCACGACGACAGTTTTGCAAAAGAAGGTGCCAAGATCGGCGCGACGTTGAAGGTCCGGTTGCCTGATCGCGCATTGGTAACCAAGGGCGCGGCGCTAGGAGTGCAGGACGAAAGCCAGCAGTACACCACCGTTACTATCACGGACCAGGCGCACATCGGCTTGATTGGGGTCGGCGCTGTAGTTGTTTTTTTTGGCTCGGGTGGCTTGTCTTCCAACCTGGCCTCGATTTTTCCAATTTCCTTGACCTGTTGTAACGGGGGCAGCTTCGAAATCCGCTCGGCTTCTTTCAGATTACTCCCCAGCCAGTAGGCGATATCCGGCCCGACATCGGCGTTCCGGATTGCCTCGGCCATGTCGGCTGTGATCCTGACTGACGGGTTGTAGGCCACTTGGTCAAAGTCGTCGTACTTGTCACGCGCGGTGTCCTCTTTTTCGAAATAAGCCTCCCGCACCCTAACTGTCTGCTCTGTTGCTTCTCTCTGCGCTATCTTCTGGGCCGCCAGCGCATCGGCGTATTTGTCCACGTCGTCAAACGTGTTCGGGTCCAGTGCTGTGGGTTGGGTTAAAGCCTTTGTCTGTTCGATCCGTTCCCGTTTCCGCTGCTCCCGGTCCAGGCGCTTTTTAATGATTTCCTCAAGCTCAGCCTGTGTGAACTTTTTTTCCTCATACTTTTCATCCGGAGTTTCTACGGTCTCCGTCACCACTTCGGGTTGCACTTCAACTACTGGTTCAACCGCCTGTTCTTGAATCTCGTCTTCCATTTTTCCTCCTTGCCTCTGATATCCGTCAGAGTACGGTTACCGGCGTCTCGCCGTGGTTATGCCAAAAACTTCAACCTGTAGAGCGTGGTCAAATAGAGCCCCACAATTTCATCAATAATATTCTGCAATGCGCTGTCTTCTTTGGGGCAAACCTCATACCGGCCTGCTTCAATCTCCTTCAACTGCCCTTCCAAGAAAGCAACAATGTCCCCCTTCTGCTTCACCGGCTGGAGCTTGATCTGACCAATCAATCCGTTCCGGCCCTGGTACGTCTCCGCAAATGAGTCGGCTAACCCCACAACCGAGTCATAAAACTCATTTAAGGCCCTGTGCTTGGCAAACGAGCGGGTGTTGAGGTGTACCGAGTGCGCGACATCCCGCCCAAGGAAAAGGAGCCCTACGAGGTCATTAGCGTTCATTACATGGCCTCCATGGGTTGCGGTTCAGGCCCCTGCATCGGCTCCTGCATGGGTTCGGGCTGTATTTCAGGCTCTCGGGGCGGTGTTTCGGCAATCAGATCGCCGGATGTAATCATCCCGTGGACAGTCCCTAAAACAATCTCTTGGATCTGCTCGGGAGACATCCCGGCCTGCACTGCCTGCATCCGTTTCGTTTCCGCCTCATACTCTTTAACTTTGACCTCTCGGGCATCAAGGGACTGCTGGAATCCGTCGATCATCTGCTTCATTTGGTCCATCTGTTGCCCCATGGCCTGTATCTGCATCTGCTCCGGCGTGGGGCCTTCCTTGTCGTCTCCGAGTAGTTTGGGATCGATAGTCCGTTTAATCCGCTCCGCAAGCTCTTCGGCTCCGGGCCAATCCATGTTTTTGACGATCAAATCACCGGCGATCTGGAATATGGCGGGGTTGGCTTGCATAATCTGCGTCATGGCGTCGAGGGCCTCTTGACGTTTGGTCATATAGCTCGGGCCTGTGGACACTCGGACGTCATACGTGCCAATAGACGGATTGTAGACGCTCTGGATTGATCCGTTTGCGTCTCGGTACTTTCGTACTGGCTCAGACTGCGTTGGGTCTATTTTGGCATGTGACACCTCACCATCAATACCCACGATTCGGGCTATGCGTTGCGTATCGTAGATTTTAGGGATGAGGTCCACGATCTGCCTAACTCCGTACCGGATGGCGCGGGCAAGGTTGTCCACGTAGTGATATGACCCGGTGTCACTTTGCCGCTCCCGCGCAATGATCGCTTTGCCCGATCTCTCATTTGACTGAGCGCCGATGGAAGCGTCATACTGGCCGGTTACACTCTTGATGTCTTCGGCAGCGCCCATCTTCGCTTGGATGATAGCCGTCTGGGGCATCGGCGGGGTAGACCGTTGAGGCAACGGGAGGGCGGCACCAGTGGAATCTGTGGCGTCCATGTTGACTTCAAGGTATGGCCAATTGACCGTATTGGCGGTCTTCCATTTCTCCTCAAACCCCTCAAACTGACCGGCATACCCGATGAATGGAGCTTTGGGGGCAAGAGCCAGCATTTCAGCCTCCTGTGAGGCCCAGTAATTGTACAGCCGCTGGGGGTCCTTAGCGTTACGGATGATCCCGGAAACGTGCAACTCCCCATCCACCTCGTACTCGTTCCCAACCACGCGGATAATCGGTATGTATTTCCCCGGCCACTCCGACTGCTCGAGGATCTCATACCCGTTGGTTTTTACCCACTGGACCGTGCGGGATTCGGATTCTCTGGACTTGAGCGGCTTGCCCCATTGGGCGATCAGTTCCACATCCTCTGGTGTACCCTTTACCGCAACGGCGCCGCCGGGGTAGAGGTTGACGGTCTGGGGCTTGGACTCGACATAGAAATACTCCGCAACACGTACCGTTTCCTCGGTCACCCATTGCCGGAGTTTGTCGTCACCAACTCCATGCCGCGCCTCGATAGCCGACACGATAGACGCCTCAGGATAGGATGACTCGTACTCGTCGCGGGGGATGTCTTGAGTGATAAACCCATACCGTGCATCGCTCCCACACGGGTCTTGAATATTGGGGTCTATATAGACGGAAAACGCGTTGCGAATGCGCCCGATTTTGATATCCTGGTCGAATGTGGTGTCGTCGCAATACTCGGTCAATATCCGGAAATATCCCTCACCAAACTGTACTTGACACTCGCACGCGGTGTCATATGCCACGTCAGCGTCGGATATGTATTCGATGTGCCTGACTATCCCATCCAGGATCTCGGCCACCTCAACGTCTGCCTGATCGTCAACGGGGATTACCTTACCGGCTGGCCTGTTCTGCCGCTGGTCATTGGTGATCTGCCTGACGTGCTGCGGGAGTTTGTTGATCGTTAAACACGGCCTCGCCCCAGCCGACTGCCCCTGGACAGACCCGCGAGTCCCTAAAACGTCATTGGGCCACTGCCACTGATTGTCGGGGGACCCAGCAACAAACCGCAAATCGTCCAACTCATACCGGCGCGAATGGGATACCGCATCTACTGCGATCGGGAGCCGTTCTCGGCACTGTTTCAGGATATCTTCGTTTGTCATGCCGCCAGCCACCCCGTCGCCTGTTGATGCCCCATATATGGTCTATCTTTTAGGGCGGGTTTCTTTTCGCCCCGGATAATTCCGGGGAACAGTTTAGACGCCGCCCAGACAAAAGCGTCTGCCCTGTTCGGTGATTTTTCCCCAATATATCCGTTGATTGTCATCCCACAGAGCTCGTCCTCCAACTCCGGGAAATACCCCGCAAATTTAATTTTGCCCTGCTCGGTGAGCGCGCTGATCGGTTCTGCGCGGACGCATTTGCCACGGGACGCCGTAACTAGTTCGATCCGGGCATTCGGAGACGCGACCTGTAAAACCCGGCGCACCATTTCGCCGCCATAGTTTTTCTCAGCCACGATCAGGTCCGCTTGGTGTCTATCGTATGCCGTAGCAACAACGTTTCCCCAGGCGGCGGGGCCACATTTGCACGTGCAATCCTCCAGGATATAACAGCGCCCGTCTAACCCGAGACCGGCAACGATGATCCCGATTGCGTCCGCGTCGGTATTGTTAACGTCACCGCTCCCAGATGGGTCCACGGCCACGACAATCCGCTGCATGTCGGGGAGGTTACCGTTGACTTCGCGGGCAGAGTCAATCGACTCCACATTCCACAACGCACCATCGGTCACGTCTGCAAAAACGCCCTCAAGGAAACGCTGGCGCATCCTGACCGGCATTGACTCTAACGACTTGATGTATTCGGCGGGGAGGTTGCTGATATTGTCGGCGGGGTTGAGCCGCATCCATGCGAAATCGGCCCTGTTTTGCAGGGGCTTTTTAGAGTCAGGGTCAATGCCCCGGACGAACTGCTGGTAACACCAGTGCGCCTGTGATGGCGGGTTGCAGTCGTAATATGCCTTGAGCCGGAGTTGCTTACCAACAGCTGGCACGTCACACGCTTGAGCTAACCGGGTCAGCGCCATGTCTTTAGATCCGATAGGGATCTGGGATATCTCGTTAAAAAAGATTGTAGCGTATTCGTTCCCCAAGATTTTTTCGGTGCGGTCTTTGTCGTCCAACCCACCGAACCAAACCTGTGAGCCGTTTGGAAACTCTGCGTACCAATCGGTTTTGTTGAGTTCGGCTTTGATTTCCGGGAAGCACAGGCCCATCATTTTGGGCCATGTGTCTAATACTATCGAGGTTTTGACGTGGTTGAACCGGAAGCGGAGGACGGCGTGGCGTGACTTGGGGGCAAGCAGGGCCCTCATTGCCAGCGCCCTACATGTTACAAACGTTTTGCCTGATCGAGACCCACCCACCAACATGACGTGTTTAGCCGGGCCACTCATAAGCGACCAAGCCTCGTCTTGTTTTTGGGTTGGGGTAAACGTCAAATTATTGATGCCTCTGCCTTGGTGATCGTTATAACCAACTCGCCACTTTTCCCGGCTCCGTGTAATTGGAGGGGGAGAACTTTACCCAGCAGGGTCATGAATCCGTTGGGGTTCTGATCTGCCTGTCTAACTAAATATTCCACTCCTCCGGACTGATCGAGGGCGCTGAGGATCATCTCTTTTAACTCTTGCTGCACCTTCCCCGGTCCACGCTTCCCATGCTGTGGACTTTTTTTCCTTTTGTTAAATTCTTTCCGGCTCTCTAACTTTTCCATGGCGCTCAAACTGTTTTAGGTTAGCCAAGCTTTTTGTTTAAAAAAAACCGGGAGTGCCTCGGAAGCGAGTATCGCCACATGCGGTTTATTTTTCTCGTCGGGCTCCTCCCGGCATTCGTAAAACTTTAACTATGTTTGTATTATACCACAAGATGTTGTGGTTTGTCAATAGTTGAATCACAATATGTTGTGGTTAAAATTATTTTGAATTATTTTTAAATTAATTGCATTTTTTATTTGACATAGCGTAACTACGCATGATAGACATTAATCAACAGTGAGCAACAAACCAACGCCAAACAGGAGATTGAGCCACGAAAACGATAGCACCGAGAAGAGCGGAAATCACGGTGAAGCGCCCGGATGGAACCGTTGAGACTGTGGCCCATCCTAAAATCGATTGGTTTAATGACCAGATTTTTAGGCAAATGAAAAAAGCAATGGCCGCCGCCGGGCGAGGAACCCCTATCAGCTACAAAAATATAGAGGCCGTGGTGGAAATGGAGGACTCCGATTATGCGGGGCATTGCGAGAGATGCGGAGCCAATCTTGACATCCGGACGGCATACTCCCAAATCGAGTGGACCAGATTTGGCGGACGGGCCGTGCAGGTTAAGGCCCACTATTGTGATAATTGTGCTCGCCTGCTTGCGGCTGTGGGCGCTGGTGAGGCGTCGGAGTTAGACAACAGGGCGGGGGCTGTCCCAAGCGTCGAGCCGCACACAAAAAACGATAACGACTAACTGGCGGGAGGGGTGGACCATGGAAAACACATACACGCGCGAGTGGGACCGGTCTGGATATACTGTTAGGCAGAGTAAAAAAGGGTGGATGGTGGAGGGTTGGAGCCGCATGTCAGGGAGTATATCTGGCCGAAAAGTGATGGTGCCTTTTTCGGATCAGATTGGACCCGGCCAAAATTTATACGCAGCATGGAACAGCACCATGACATACGGGGACATCGTGTATGAAAGAGCTAAAAACGGTAAAAATATCACCATTGTCCGCAATGGGCATGTTGTTGCGTGACAATCACACCGCCCCCGGCAACGGGGGCTTACCGCCTGCGGGCAGAATTGGAACAATGCTATGAAAAAAATGAGCGAACTTAAGCGCGAGATAGAAGCCGCCCTTGTCAGGCAGACAAAAACCGCCGAGCTTGTTACCAGCGAAAATCCAATAACCCGATGGGTGGGGTTATTGGTCCAGGAGAGGGTTGATGTTTTTGAGGCTGTTTTGGCCTCGATCAATGGCGATAGGGCCACGTTGTCCTGCTACAAATAAAAGCCCCATACCAGCCCCGTCAATTCTGGCGGGGCCGTGGAGGATTGCATGGAAAAAGATAAACACCGGAACAAGCACCGGGCGGGGAAAAAACAGGTGCTGATATTTCTACCTCCCGAGGAGGCCGCACTTATCGAGGCCGTCAAGGCCCATACCGGGGCGGGGACATACCGAGAGCTTTTGGTTTTGCTGTGCCGTGGTTATCAACAACCGTTGTAACCCTCTCACAGTTAACGCACTCGTAATGCTCCCCCTTGGCCGTGGTGCCGATGTGTGCCATCTCGGATTGGCAGTCTGGGCAGGTCATTTGCACACCACCAGCGCAAGGAACGCCAGCCCGAGGACAAACACGGCCATTGATGCAATGTCTTCTCTTGTCATTTTATACCTCCGCTAAAAAATTAACATCGCCGCGTCTCGCTCTTCCTGATTCGTCCTACCGGGCCACCCGGTGATTGATCTAAAAACCTTGGCGTCAACCTTCCCTTTCGGCAAAACCTCTTGATATTTTATCTCGTGGCGCTGGCAATATTGCACAAACAACTTCCCCACCGCGTGATTTGTGCCGACATTTTTAGCAATCTTCTGGGCCACATTTCCGTGGCAACCATGCCAGTTGCTTTTTTGGTGGAGCCAGCCCGCTTCGATATAGACTACGAGTTCGCTTGATATTCTGGACGCCTCTTTGATTAGATCGCATAGGTGCCAAAATGACATAGTCGTTATGCAGGTCAGCGCCCCGTTTACCATTTCGGCATATCCAGAACGGGCTATGTCGGGGTCGATGCCAATTTTGATTTTTACCTTATCGCCCACCGCGCCCCCTTCCGTAATAGTCTCTTCCACCACTGGGCCTTATCCCGGAGAATGTCACGCTGTTTTAAAAGCATGGCACTTATTGCCCGTTCGCCCCCATACTCAGCCCACGCCCAATATGTACCCAGCTGCATAACGTGTTTTTTTGATATGTGCGCCCCTATTTTTAAAGTTGGGGCTGTTAAAACGTCATAATAAAACAACAACCCCTCCTCAATCATAACGTAAAACCTACTCGCTTGCCGTAGATCTCGTACCGCAATATAACCCTTTGGTATGCTGGCGCTACTTATTACGTGGGCGACCCCACTCGGCAAATTAAGGTCTGTTGCCGCTCTATGATAATCTGATAAATTCATTCCTCCACCTCAATTTCGGTTGAGATTGCGATTATTTTTACCACATCGTCGGATGATCTTTTGCCGATATCGTTTACCATCATTGCCCCGTCTTTAAAGACAACAACCAACCCCTCAACCTTCTTTTTGACCGTCCTCTTCGGGGGAATGTCACCGCCAGTAATAGTGGGTTTTGACCAGTATAAAAGCTGTGTCCCCGCATCGGTTTTGCCGGTTATTTTCCGGAAAAAATTTTCCATACAGAGGCCCGACCCCTTCCGAAGCCACAATCCCGCCTCCTCCACATCAACAACAAAACAATCCCCATACAAATTGTCCCACAACGTGTCCCCCTCGTGCGCTTTTGAAAAATCCATCACATCCCCTTTCGTTAAATTGTCTGACATCCCCCTCCGACCCGGTATTCCTCCTGTTCGGCGCTCGTTAGTTTGTCAAACTCGGCGTAGATTTTTAGGAATCTCCGGCCCATTCGCTCCCTCGGATCTCCGTTCTTTTTGAGAGGCCACGGCCCGAGGTAGGCGTGGTTTTCAAACGTCCAGCCATGGAAGTGATAGGCCCGGTTGCTGCATAATATTCCGTGCATCTTCTCTCCGTTTTTCGTTGGTTGACTAAAAAAGCCGCTCCCACTCATAATAGGCGATTGTTTTTATACATATTCGGTCAAAGATTGTTTTGATGTCCGCGCACATTATTTTGCCTGGAATTTTTATTGCAAACACCCTGTTCACCAAAAAAAACCCCAGCGTTGATCCTGGAAGATCCGAACAATACCATCCCACAAGAGTCTCAAATGAGTCGAGAAGGCGGATTACCTGTAAATTCCAAACTTTGGAAAGCGGGGAAGATTCTGGTATTTCCCGAAAAAGCCTTTTAACTTCCTTCTCCACGGTGTCGTTATCTAAAATCATATTACCTCGTCGTTCGCCATGTCGGATTCGTCAGGCATCAGACCCCCAGATTCATCAACACCCGGAGCGCCATGGCCCCGGAGTGGATGGTTTCGGTTTTCACGGCACCGAGCGGCCCGCCGTGGTAAACATGATTGAGCGCCGCTTGCATCGCTTCCCCGGCCTCTTCAACCATAACGGCGACCTGGTGGACGGTATCAACCGGGAATGTCGGATGGAGGCTTTGGGCTCTATCAAGCTCCGCACAAATCAGGGCTATTGCCTCATTTCGTTTCATCTGCCGCCCTTCCTCCCGTGGTGTGAAATAGTCGGGCCATGTTCCAGCAGATTTTCCCAAATCCTTCGGCCCAGCTTCGTCAGACAACGTCTTTTGCGCTCCAGCCCCGGCATGGATTCGCCCCGCGTTGAAAAGTCCAGTTAAAATCGATTCTGGAGCGGTTTCTTGATTTGGGGCCACTATGCGGCCCTCCTGGTAATCATGTTTTGGCTCCGTTTGGCCCAACCCGCCTTTGCAGATACAGAACTGGCCGACAGTTCAAAATCTTCAACCTTCCTCAAAACATAGCTCTTTGACAATCCCAGCATCCGGCAAACCCAATGAAATGATTTAGGCTCCCGGCTCTTGTTTTTGTAAAACCAATCCCGTGCCGTCTGCCTGTGCGCTTCGGCTATTGGGCCGCGTCGTGGGCTTTTTAAATCCTGGATGGCCTGGACAATAACCATGGCCCATAAAATCTTCTCGGCTTGGACCTCGCCCTGTGTGAAAAATAGCGTTGAGTGTAGTATGCCTTGCATTATGCGGCCCTCTCTTTCAATCGTTCGCTGTATTTTAAAAACGCCTCAACCCCCTTGGCCACATCGTCGGGAGGGCTCACTTTTGCGGCCCTGGCTCTGGCTGCGTTCTCTTGAAGTGCCACTTTCCCGATTGCCGTATATTGGCGCTTTTTTTCTCTTCCCGCCTGGAGTCGCTTGCCAATCTCGATTTTCTGTTCGTCGGTCATCGTGGCATATTTCCCCTTGAGCGCCTGACGGGCAATGTCTGACCTGGCATGTTTGGTGGTTGCCTTGAGATGAGCACCACGCCCCACCCTGGACGCCACAATCCCGGAATATGTCTCGTCTGTCGAAAACCGGATATCGCATTCCCGGCACTCATACGTCCGGCGAGTTCCGCAAACCTTTTCTCCGTCGGCGTCGATCATGTTGAATGCTCGGGTGTCAACGCATCTTGACTTCTTCGTTCCGCAATCTATGCAATTCATTGGTATTTTCCACTCCATTCTTCCTTCGCTATGTTTTCAAATCTGGCGTGTTTCGCCACCCAAACCATTTCCATATTGCTGATCGGGCCACCTCGGTGTTTTGCGAGTTCCCACTCCGCCTTGGGTTCATCCTCTGGTTTCTGCGAGTACAACCAGGGGCGATACCCCAAAAGAACCATGTCACCCTCTTCCTCAAGTTGGCCGGTGTTTTTCAGGTCGGACAGGCGGGGCTTGCGCTCATGGATGGGCCGCTTTTCGAGATCGCGGTTGAGCTGGGCCAATAGGACGATGGGAATCCGAAGCTCTTTCTTGAGCGATCCCAGTTCTTCAACGTGCTCGGTGTTGCGCTCAAAAATATCTAGTTTCCGGTTGCCCTTGATCTTGGAAAGTTGGTCGATGAAAATTATCTCAGCACCCATACTTTTCATCTTCCTGCATCGGCGCTTGATTTCTGCTATGGTCAACCCCCCGGTATCATCAAGGATAACCGGCCACGACGCCTTAGCCGCAGCTACCCGGCTTATATCGTCCCACTCACCACGGGTAAGTTCTTGGGACGAAGTGAGCCTTGCGGAATTGATGCCGGACAGGGACGAAAACCACCTGTCTTCCAGTTCTTCCTTGTCCATCTCCAACTCAAAGACACCGCAACGCCTCCGGGCCTTCGCCATGTTTTCGATCAAGTTGCACATGAAGGCGGTCTTCCCCACACCTGGGCGGGCGGCAATGATAATCAGCTTCGACCCGGAGATCCCCCCGGTAAGGTGGTCGAGCAGATGGAAGCCGGTCTTGATGCGCTTTTCTGATATAGCCTGTTTTCTCATGGCCTCGTATCGCTCGATACTGCTGTGCGCCAAATCCTCCATTGTGTAAAATTTGTCGGCAGAATCTGCCCCTAAGTCGAGCGTGGACGACTGGAGCTTGTTTATGACCTCCGCTATGGGTTCGCCGGAAGACAGGTCCGAAATTGCCTTCTGGCAGGTCTGGATGGTTTTTCTTGAGGTGGAGGCGTCTTTGATTATTCCAGCGTAATGTTCGGCGTTGCTCGGCACGGGGGCGGTCGAAACCTCGGCTATGTACTGTGCTATTCCAAGATCCCCCGGAAATATCGCATCCTTGAGCCGGTCGCAGATAATCAGCGCGTCGACCTGTTGGCGCTTTTCAACCAGCTTGCAAATTTCAGCGAATATCACTCCATTCTGCGTCCGGTAAAAATCGTCCGGCTTAATCAGCCCGGCGAACCCGGAAGCGAACTCCGGGAACATGAGGCACCCGGCGATTACGCTTTCCTCTGCGTCGATGTTCTGTGGAGGGGTTGTTAGCTGCATAGCCGCCTTATCCGTTCTTCTTGGGTTTCTGGCTTACCGTCCGGGCCGGTAGGTGGGACTATTGTTGGCCGTGGGATATTCCGCCCCATCTTCAAGGAAAGTTGATCGTACTTTTCACGGAGCTTCGCCGTTGACAGGATGTTGTTCATCCAAAACGTGTCGGACTGGCACCAGACAATGACTGACTCAATATCTGCCGGGGGCCGCTTGTCCACCCGAATCATCAGGTCAATATGTTTCGCCCAAGATTGGATGTTGGGCTTTTTTGCATTGCGGTTATTCAGGAGAATCTTTGAAAAAAGGATTTCAGAAAGTCTCACCTCGTCGGAATCTCCGACGAAGAGTCTTTTATTATCTGTATCTGTATCTGTATCTATACCGTTACATTTCCGTTTCAGAAACGTTTCTGAAACGTTTCCTTTTTTTGTTGGTATGGCGTTGTTTTTACGGAACTTTATAACCCGGCTGGTGCTGTTGTCGCTCGGGTATTGGCGCTTGTTCCAATTCGTGATTTTGACGGTTTCTCGACCACCAACGTTGCATGAAACAACTAAATTGTTACATTGAAGTTTCAGAAACGTTTCAGAAACGTTTCTTCGAAGTTTCCAATTAAGCTCTTCTATTGTCATTTGAGTATCACCATCCGCCCCGGACAAACACGCGAGACAAAGAAGCTCGACCCATAGCCTAAACTCACCATCTTGAAGCGACCCGACCTTAGGGTCTTCTATCATTTCGGAATACATCCTGAACCATGGCATCCCACTCATTCAGCACCCCTTAATTTGTCCTTGATAATTCGCGCCTTAATCCGGGCGATTCTAAAAAGCTCATCGTGCAGATACGGGCTATCCGGCCTTCTCACCTTTTCGAGCCGCTTGGCGTATTCGGTGAGTGCGGCAAGTTGAATTTTGGCTATTTCTCGCATTGCATCCCCTTGATTAATTTGCGTATACGCAAAAAAACACAATTTTTACTTGACAAACCATATTTAGCGGAACATATTTTAATCAAAATAGGCGGCTATGGTGATCTTTCCTCCAGAGGCGTCAATTATTTTCTGCATTGTTTTGAAGTTAGGTTCTCTGCCTTCATTAATCATTCTCCAGAGGGTTGAGTGAATAACCCCGGATTTTTTAGAGAAAGCAAGGATCGATTGGCCGGTGTTTGATAGGTAGTCTTGTAGTTTCATGGATACAAGCATACGCCCATTAGCGTATTTTGTCAAGCGCAAAAGAGGTGTCGAATGGAAAAACCAGCCAGAGAACTATTAGAAGAAACACTTTCAGCGGCAAAAATGAAAATGGCGGATCTTGTCAGGCAAGAGGGTTTCAAACACGACAATCTAAGCAAGATCAAAACCGGAAAAATAAAAAACCCAGGCCCCGAAATTTACAACCACCTAAAAAGAGTGTGGGAAAAATATTGCAACCGGGGCGGGAGTGTAGAATCCGATGTTACACGGCTCCTAATAGAGCAGATAAACAAGCTATCAGTGGAACTTTTGAAAAAAAATAAGGCCCTTATTGCTATGCAATATAAATATACAGATATTAGAAATAAATATTTGCTAAAATCACAATCGAAGTTAGCACCTCCCACCCCAACCCGAAAAAAGCCACACTCTACCCGTTTTTAATTCCCCAGGTAAAAAATAAATATTAAGCCTATGCGCGCATTTTTCTATTGACAAAATGTGCCAGTCAGCGTATAACCAAACCATCAACCCACGAAACGGCCCATTGATTTGGAGCCGTTGGGAGAACGGCTAAAACCCTATATTCAGAAAGGGGTGGAGGCCACCCCGAATGGGGACGCAATACCAATTTCACCAGCCGCAACCAACCTCAAAGACCCGGCCAGTCACCGGGCAAGTTCCGCAAGTCAGATAACGCCCCCGGTGGCTGGCGGGGGCTACACAAAATATAACGATTTCGGCAATTCAGCCGACCGGGGGTTAACTCGTAACCTCGCAATCCACGAATCCCCCGGAAATCTTTGAAATGCTGAGTGAGCCACATCCGCCTTGGACCGGAGGCATTCAGCAGAAAGCGGCTGTCATTAAACTATCGGCCCCGAACGATCACCAGCGCGTTGGGCGAAATGCGAAAGAAGCCGAGGCCGCAAACCAAAAAGAAAGGAACCTCCATGAAGTCATTGATCGACGCATTTTACCGAACCATCACAGCGAAGGAAGAACTTTCCCGGATCATTGCCGAGTCACCCGCCGAGCTCCCACTGACGTTTGACATGGCGAATTACTGCGACCGGCTGGACTTCATGTCGAAGACCTTCCGGCCCATCGTTGACAAAGCACAGGCCGAGGCGTTTGAGGTGGCGGCATGAAACCCACCCAAACCATCACCGGCCCTATGCTGTACGATGCGGCCCAATTTCTTAAAATGGCGAGACAGACCACGATGGAGGTAGCGAAGGATGCCACTATTCTATGTCTTGTTATCGGCCTTTTGGCTGGCCTTGCTTGGCTGGCTGGGGCGTGATTTGGCAAAACGTATAGGGGATAAGAAATGACTGGAATAACAATTACAGATTGCGGGATGGAAGAGATCACAATCCAGTGGGGCGGGAAAGATATTGTAGTTGGTTACGAGTGGGATGGTGGGCCAATGTTGGGATATATCAAGGCCGAAGTCATAGAATCGGACGACTTGAAAGACAAGGTTGTCTCGCTCATCGAAGACAAGATCCGATGGGAACGCGCAAAAATTGCAGCGGAAGCCAAGGCCGAACGGCTGGCCGAATACGAACAGGCAAAATACGAAGAACGGCGCGATGCCGCAGGATGGAGATAAACGATGAACGAGAACAAGACACATTACCGCAAGGCATTCGATTCCCCGTATCTGTCAAGCGCCGATATTGTAGAGCCCACAGTTCTGGTGATTGCTAAAGTCCGGCTTGATCCCGACCAGACAAAGAAAACCAAGGACGTTTTTAACACGGCATATTTCTCTGAAAAAGAGATCCGGCCCGGCGAGGCGTTGAAGCCGATGATCTTGAACGCCACAAATTCCCGCACCCTTAAAAAACTTACCGGGTCGGCCTTTATTGACGACTGGAATAACGTACCCGTGACAATCTATGTCGATGACCATGTGCGCTTCGGTAAGGATACTGTCGAGGGCTTGCGGATTTCAACGGAGAAGCCACGAACGATCAAGCCCGACCTCCACCCCAACACCCAGGCATGGAAGAACGCTATCGAGGCATACAAGCGCGACGGGAACTATGACGCCATTGAGAAGCGCATGACTATTTCCGATGAGAACAAGGCTAAAATTAAAACAGAAGCTATAGCCGAGCCGGGAGCAGAGGGTTGATATGTGGATCGACGTTGAACAGAACGGGGACGAGTGGGAGCAGTTACGCGTCGGCAGGGTTGGCGGGTCGGAACTTCATATTGTCATGGCAAATTTTGGGAAAGCCTTCGGAGAACCTGCTCATAAGCTCGCGCTTCGGGTGGCCTTGGAACAAATCACCGGGCAGAAGCAAGAGTCTGGATACTCCAACGAGCACATGGAACGGGGCCACTTGCAGGAACCTATAGCCCGGATGAAATACGAAGATCTCTATTTTTGTGAGGTTTCCAACGGCGGGTATTACATGCACGGGGAAGATATTGGGTTGAGCCCTGATGGACACGTTTACGATGATGGGCTGGTAGAAATCAAGAGTGTGATCGGTGCGACTCAATATGCCACGAAAGAGCGGGGGAAATATGATCCAAAATACCGCTGGCAACTCGCCCAAGAGTTGAAGGTTTCGGGGCGCGAGTGGATTGATTTTGTCTCGTATTGTTCTGAATTCCCAGAAGAAAAGCAACTCATTGTTTACCGGGTTACAAAATTAGAAATGGCGGATGAATTTGAAATGATCGACCAGAGAATTGATGAGTTCAGAAAGCTTGTCCTGATTAAAAAATCGGTGGTGATGGCATGAGTAAGAATAAATACGCCTTCCGGGTAGCAAAATCCCGAACCAACTCCGGTCTTGTTGTGGCGGATTCGGCGAGCGCGGCGGCGCTTGCAAAAATGAAGCATGGGGATCTGGTATTTGCTCAGATTGCCAAGCCGCGCAACCCCGGTTTCCATCGGTTCGCCCATGCACTCGGAAAGCTCGTTTCGGAGAATATCGAAAGGTTCTCGGGGGTAGACCCTCACCAGTGTTTGAAACTTCTCCAAATTGAGAGTGGGGTTTCCACTGACGTTGCGCTGATAAGGGTCAAGGGGTTGGGGATGGTTGAGCACCGCACCCCGCAAAGCCTATCTTTTGAGTCTATGTCAGAATATGATTTTAGAGATACGATGGTTGAAATTTGTTCATTCATCAGCGTGGAGTACTGGCCCAGATTGTCACCGGAAGAAATTTCAAATATGGCGGAGGCGATGGTGGAATGAAACTTAAAGACTGCAAAATAACGATGCTTTTGTCTGCGGATGGCCTGAGTATTGAAATAAAAGATTCCGGATCAAATATAACATTTTTCAGGGGTCTGGTTTCTCCCGAAAATACTTGCGCCGCATTCGGTAGGCTTTCTTCCGTAGAAATGTCGGCCGCAGAGACTTATGGGCTGGATAAAGTTGGCAAGACGATGGAACACAAGAAATTTGAATTTGTCATGCCGCCATCCGAGTGGAAAACAAAAAAACAAATAGCGTCCATAGCCGCCACCGATCAACGCCCTGATGGGTGGGAGCCGGATCTCTATTTTGGCTCTCAAGATAGTTTTTTCATGAAAGATGGAGTTGAGCACGCTCGGTGCACAATCCGGAGATGGGTGTGAAATGAAACGCTCCTACCCGAAATACTTGGCCTACGTCCGGACGCTCCCATGTTGTGTCTGCAATAAGCCGGGGCCGAGTGAGCCGCACCATATCAAGGGTGTCGGGGGATTCTCCGGTGCAGGGCTCAAGGCTCCGGACTATGCTTCAATGCCTATGTGCGCCACTTGTCACCGCGAGATGCACGATCATGGAGAGGGCCGAAACGCTCAGGCGATATACGCCATCCGGACAATCGGGCTGGCGGTTGAATATGGGATTATCAAACTTTAAAGGAGCTGTGATGAAGCCATACTTGCTTGTAGTTTTAACAATATCGTGTGCCATAATACTATACGGGGTTGTGGCTCCATTTTTGTTTAGCGCTGAATCAGACATCGCCGTTATCGGTGGGCTTGTGTTGTTGATTTTTGGTAACTGCGCCATTTTTGCAATCGGCAGGGCGGCTTTTTCTTCCGCGAAGAACCTTTTCGCAAAACCCAACAAATTGGAGGATTCTGAAAAATGAAAAAACTTTGCGTGTTCTTTTTGGCTGTTATGGCACTCGTTTCGCTCTCCGCATGTTCCAAGGTCCCCGCCGGTAACGTAGGGGTCAAGGTGTACCTCCTCGGCGGGACAAAAGGGGTTGATCATGAAGTTCTTGGGGTTGGCCGGTATTGGATAGGTATAAATGAGGAGCTTTATTTGTTCCCGACCTTTACTCAGAACTATGTCTGGGCTGCTTCAAAAGATGAAGGTTCAAAAGACAACGAGTCGATTACCTTCCAGACCAAGGAGGGGATGGATGTAAATACCGATATCGGCATTTCATATCATATTGATCCAGCCAAGGTGGGCGATGTGTTCCAGAAATACCGCAAGGGCGTTGATGAGATAACAGATATCTTTCTCCGGAACATGGTCAGGGACGCCCTGATCCAGGTTGGGGCAAAGAATCCCGTTGAGTCGGTTTATGGTGAAGGTAAAACAGCGCTGATAAACGAGGCCCAAGATATTGTCAAGAATCAGGTCAAAGACATCGGCATTGTCGTTGAGAAGATTTATCTGGTTGGGTCAATGCGTCTTCCTGCGCAGGTGGTGGCCGCGCTTAACTCTAAAATCACAGCCACACAACAGGCCCAGCAGCGTGAGAATGAACTCCGCATGTCCGAAGCCGAGGCTAAGAAAAAGATTGCTATCGCTGATGGCGATGCCCAGTCTACCTTACTTAGAGCGAAAGCACAGGCCGAGGCAAACAAACTTCTATCCAACTCCATCACGCCAACGCTTGTGCAGTACGAGTCCATCCAGAAGTGGGACGGCAAACTGCCCCAGGTGGGTGGTGCCACCGGGATTATCCCCATGATCGACATGAAGGTAGACAAATAGTGTGCACAACAAGGAGCGAGAAATAATGTGCGAACTCACACCAATGCGCCCCAGGTGCCAATGCGGAGCGCTTCTTGACTCAGCGGGAGTTTAAAATCATGGGGCGAGAGCTTGCCAAGTTCCGGGTTGGGTTCTGGCGGCGGGTGGCGCGGTGGATGAAAGGAGTTGTGGCATGAAAACAAGAATCACAAAAATGATCCTCTGTGGGGATGGCCCGATTTATGCCGAGAATGTGACTAACATTGAAATAGATGACGAGTGCGGCGGGGAGTTCCTCGTGGTTTCCCAAGACGGCAATGACGACCATCGGCACGAAATCAGGTTTGATCTTGACGAGATTGAACCGTTTATCAAACTCCTGCGCAAGATGTCGCTGGAGATAACGAAGCACGAAAGAAAGGAAGCGTAAATGGCGTCAGTATCAAAAACAATCATCGTCGGGAACCTCGGGCAAGAGCCGAAAATGACGTACTTCCCCGATGGGACGGCGGTCTGTAACCTCTCCGTTGCCACATCGGAAACGTGGCGGGACAAGACATCGGGTGAAAAGAAAGAGTCCACGGAGTGGCACAAAGTCGTCCTCTACCGCGCCCTTGCCGAAATCGCCGGGAAGTACCTGCATCAAGGCTCCCAGATATACATCGAAGGCAGGAATCAGACGAGAAGCTATGAGAAGGACGGGCAGAAGTTCTACGTCACAGAAGTTATCGCCAAGGAAATGAAGATGCTGGGCGGCAAGGATCGGCAGAACGACGAACCCCAAACCGAATATGGAGGGGGGGCCGCAGATGACTCGGGCATCCCCTTCTGACCCCGGCTCCTGCACCGAACGCGACCACTACGACGCCGCCCTGGCACCGCGACGGGCGGAGAAAGGAGACGCCATGAAGAAGATGAACGTGATTGAGCATTGCGGGGGCTGTATTGAGCGCGACGAAGACATGGGATTTCCCATCTGTGGCCATATAGATGGTCCTAAAGGTCAGTTACCGTGCGACGGCATCCACCCCGACTGCCATTTGGACGATGCGCCGGACCCGGATGATATTCGGGTGGTGTGTGAAGCAACTCTTTATCGCGTTGACACCGAAACAGAGCGCCGTGCAATCGAAGCCGCCAAGCGCCTCTTGTCGACGATTCCAAAAACCTTTGTCCCCGGTGAGTATGTTCCATGGGTGGATAGCCAAATAATTTCAACCAGGGTAATTTCCAAGAAAGGGACGAGTGATGGAATGGCAACCGATTGAGACTGCTCCAAAAGATGGAACTGAAATATTGGGATGGCGCAAAGATTGCGGGTATTTATTAATCAGGTGGGATGCACCTGTGAATTTCCTCATCGATGCTGAGCTTGAAAAGCTCGATGATGATTCTGCCGAAGCATATGATTGGTTTTATGCCGACTTTGTTTATCCGGGTCGGCTGGACGGTGACGAAGTCCCAACCTTATGGGCATCAATCGAACCACCGAAAGGAGAATAACAATGGGCCTATTTGACTTCGGAAGCCAAGTGTCAAAAGTCGCAGTCCGGACAGCAATTCTTCCGGTCAGCATCGCCAAGGACGTGGTAACAATGGGTGGAGCACTCACCGATGAACCCGAACCGGCAACGTCAGACCAACTCAAAAAGCTTCTCCGGGATATTATATCCCAGGGAGCGTTGATAAATAAGGAGCGCGAGATGAAAACAAGTGATTCTAAGGTTCCAGACGTTATGCCGATGTCTTTCAGCTACGGGAGCATGGCTTCTCTCCGCGACCAGCTTGCAATGGCGGCGTTGACCGGGATTCTAACAGCACACCATCAAGGCAGATTTGGCTGCTCGGTGGGCTTACGAGTGTGCCGATGCTATGCTCAAAACCAGAGATAAGGAGGCCGACAATGGCACGACCAAATAAAGACAATTTGCGGGTTGGGGATGAGGTGCGAAGCCGAAGATTTTGGGAGGTTGGGACGGTTATTTCCACCACGGCCGATAGACAAGATCATCCGGTATTAATACGTTTTCCGTCTGTTGATATAACCTATACCCGTGATGGGAAATATCTAACAACCGATGAGGAACCTGACCTCTACTGGCCCGACGCTGAGATCGTCGGCGGGGATGTTGAGCCGAAGCGGATGCGGAAGGAAGTGTTTGAGCGGTGGTTGAACGTCTACGAACGAGAAGGCAAAATATTACATGGTCTTATTTTTGAGACAAAAGACAAATGTGATGAATACAAAGATGAGGCCAGCCACATCAAAACCGTCCACATCCGCGAAGAAATGGAGGTGCCGGAATGAAACTTACGTTAAAACATCGCCTAAAACTGTGTTTGGAAATTCTTACTATCACAAGTGGCCACGCTCATAGCGCAGATGAAAAACAACTATCTGTTTTTCAGCGTGGGTATGATGCTGGTCTGTTTGATAGAAATCTCGAAGAACTGGAGGTGCCGGAATGACAACCTTCATCGTATATTCTTGTGCTGTGGCCTTCGCATGTATCATTCTTTTATTGGTTGGATTGTTGGTTCAATTAGAAGCAATCAACAAAAATATCTGCCTAATTGGGAGGCGTATAAAATGACGAGCGCGAGAGAACGGGCGAAACGATGGCTTTCAGAATGCTTTTTTGATGGCGACAAGCTGTTAATAGATTCTCTTACCGAAATGCTCAACGCCCACGCCGCAGAGGTCCGGGCTGAGGCGATCCGGGAGACGAAGAAGGCTTGTGTTGAGGCGGTTCGGGCGTTGCGGACCGACTTAACTAACCCATGTTGCCGGGATACTTTATCGGATGCGGCAAGTTCCTGTAGGCGGGTGGGGGTGAAGCCGTGAAAATGTGGAGATTCTGGTTTCATCATAAAGAACAATTCGATCTCGGGATAAAACCAACGCTGTGCATTCATTATTGCACGGTAAATAGTTCTACAAGAATATTTTGTATGAAAATCTGGGGGTGAAACCGTGAATGATCTATTGGATTTCATAATAGAAAAAAGAGGCACAATTAATGTTCTGGTATGGAACGATGGAGGTTGGTGTCGCCCAGCAACAGACACCGAGGTTGTCCTATGGGATGCTCTGATAGAGCGTAGCGCCAAGATTCGGGCGGTGTGCGAGCGGGTTCTCGGGATGATCACACAACACTCTTGCGTGGTTGATGCCGACCAGGCGGCCCGCGAGCTTATGGCGGGGATGGAGGGGGAATGAAAATTCCAAAATTGACATATGTTTTACGCTGGTCACGGTCTGGCTGGCAAGTGCGCACAGACAAACCTGAAACATACGGAATGTGGCTATTCTTTGGCCCGGTAGAAAGAGACGGATTGAGTGGGACATTACTCTGCGTTGGCCCGTTATATTTTATCTTTAAACTTACTCTTTGGAGCAAAAAATGAACCCACCCGAAATGAAAATCACATTCTCCAATATGGAAAAAAGCCTCACCAAATACTGCAAAAACAAGGGGCTGTCTCACGCCGTTGTTAAATTAGCGGGCGACGATAAGGACAAGCGATACCACATAATTGAAAACGGAAAAAACATCTACGATAGCCAATCCGCCGAAGCCGTAGCCGTCTGGGTTGATTGTCTTGTTATTACAAGGAGGACGCATAATGATCCCACTGCAAACCAGAATCAAGGCGTATTGCAAGCAGTTCCACGATAGGGGATTGAAGCCCACGGTTCGGCAGATTGCCGAAGCTCATGGGGTCTCTTGCGATCAAGCGCGGGCAGAGCTTAGGGCAATCCGAGCCGACCGGAAGCCCGTCAGCGAGCTTGAAGAGCTATTTGGGTTTTTGAGGAAATAGGAATTTAACACAAAATTACCCCTTGCCGCCCATGCACACTTCGGATCATATCACAGGGTCCCGTGTGGTATGTTAACCCGTCACGTTACGGGCCTTGCCTCTGGGCGGCATTTCTTGTTTCGCTCGAAAATAACTCTGTACCGTTCGCGCTCCCTGGCGTTGGAGCATTCCCGGCAAGTGGCCTTTAATCCATCGTATTTCCCGAGGTCCTTATTGAACCCGGTAAAATGAATCAGCCTCCCGCAACTCGGGCAGACCTTGGCTTCCTGTTCGACCTTGGCTCGTGCCGGAGGAAAATAAACAACATCCTCCTGGGCCGGGATTATAATTTTGTCGCAACCTGTTTTTGAGACTCCATGATGACCCTGTGCGCTTTCCATGTATAGCTCCCATCGTCAAAAATATCGAACCAAACTAAGCCCCAATCCACCCGACCGGAGCACCTACGGCCAAACTTAGACCCCTGCCCCTGTAATGCGGGGGTAGTCATGCCTAACCAGCCATTAGCCCCGCAAAACGCATGGTGGTGAACGTGGGAACGTATTGAAATATCGGCCCTTGGCTGTTCGCCGTCGAGCGACCAGACGAGATTAGACAGCCAGTCACGGCCCATTGAACCGGGCCGCATGTGGGGAAGCTGGCTTTTTGATGCGGGCTCGTGTTTGATGTCGAAGTTGACGCCATTGATATCAAGAAATAACTGGCCCCGGATTTCTGCATTAAGGGCTTGCGCTACACCCCACTCTGAATCCTGCGCCGTAACGTGGTACGGGGTACCGTGAGACATTAAAATCCGCTTGGCTTTAGCGAGTTCGAGGCATTGCCCCGCCATTTCAACCTGACGGTTGATTGCCGGGGCAATCAATTCTGTAGCTTCTGACTTGGCCCCCGGTCCATCGATTGCATCACCATTACAAATTAATATGTCTATTTTCCCGAGGTTTTTAATTATTTCGGTGTACCGCCGCCATGTTTCCTTTTGAATCTCAAGGTACGGCTCCCCGCAATTTGCAGACCAATATTCCGGGGGCGTCAATCCGACTCGATGACCGCAATGGAGATCCGCAACAATCAGCACTCTTTTTTTCAACAGGCTTCCCCTTGTTTTGGGTTGAAGGGCGCTGAGTTAGCCGCCCCAGGATGGTCGATTACACATATCTAATTAATGCTGTTGCGCCGGTGCCGGAGATGCTCATATAGATGCCAGTTCTTGCCTCGCACATAATGTTTACTTCTCCCCCCGTTTTGTCAGCCCCAGGGACTACAATTTTAGACAGAACGGTTCCCGCCGCAGCAGACGAATTGTCGTAAATGGTGACTGTCACATCATTGGCCCCGTCGGTATAGGCGAGGACGCCAACTAAAATCCCCGGAGTCACCTTTATCGCCCCAGACGACGACAGTATTCCAGACGACAGGCACGAGTATTGCGAACATGGGAAAAGCCTATATTCCATACTCATTTTTTACGCCTCCGCACTAAACGTGCAATCATAGGTAAACTGGATGCTGTCGGTTGCCGTTACGCCGATAGCCGTGAACAAAGACCGATCCATCAAAGTGCCAGAAGTGGACGCAGAAAACAAGCCGTGCTCAGTGATCGAATAGACTCCACCCGGCGTAATCGTGGCAACAGAACGGTAAACGTAAGCGTTCCCATCCGTGGCTTGAGTTCCAGACACACGAGAGCCGACTTCAGTAACAAGCGCGGTTTGGGTGTTTGCCTCGGCGGTCGTACCTGTCCCACATCCGTGATACTTGAATACGTCCATCGGGGATGTGGTAGAGTTTTGAAGCGCCGCGACCATCCTATCGCGGAAAGCAGTGGTCACTTTTTGGGTTGATACCACCCCGTAATCTGTTTCAGTCCCGTCGCCATGGAAAACCTTGATGCTTAGAAGCCCCCATATTTCACCGAACAGGCCGGAGCAGGTGTCATTAATAGCCTTAATGACTTCGGCCGCCTGTCTCCCACGGGGGACGTGCCCGAGCCTGATTTTTCGGCCCAACCTCCACGATTTAAACTTCTGCCAAAATGTGTCTTTGATCTTGCCGTCTTTGTCGCGTCGCTCTTTTGCCATTCAACCCCCTATTATTTTTTTCATGCGTGAGCCAATAATCTTTAAATACTTCGCCGCCACAACAATCGGATTTAAAACATGTGTTACGCCACCCGATATTGTCCCCATTACACCTGTTATTGCTTGCTTGAGCGCGGTTGATGTCGATAGCCCCCCGGTTGGTGATGGTGCGGACCCGGCAAGGGCCTTGTTTGTTCGCTTTATAACAGCCCCCGTTGGCGCGGGAGTAGACCCCGCCAACACCTTGTTCACCTGCTTCGTGATAATACCTGTGGGGGGAGGGCAACTACCCGCCAAAAGTTGGGCAAAAACCGATTCCATGGACAATGTGCCACTTGCAGCAGGGAACGCCCCGGCCAACGCCTGCGTGTACGTTGTCCCGCCCCCGGAAGCAGTATACGTGGCATACACCGAAAATGTTTTTCCAGTCTGCCAGTCGGTTGGGGAACTTATGCTTGGTGGTAGCGGATCAGATGAATACGTCTGCGCCCGATACTTTGTTACTTGCGAACCGGTTGAGTCGAACGCTATATTATAAGGGCTTGCCGAATGGTTCTGTGCAAAATAATAACTCCCCGCCTGTAGCGTGGGGCCACTGTTGTACCCTGCTGTTTTCCATGCCCACCCATCTGCATACGCTTGAGAAAATTCAGGGCAAATTTCACCTTGGCGGGTGTATGTAGACCCAGACAGAGAATACAGCGCAAAACGAACATTCATCGCCCCTTCGGCCATAGTTCTGGCGGTAACACTCGAAACGGTCCCAGCCTCCGATAGAGTCATCGGGCCGGATAGTGTAACGTAATTTGCCGAACACGTAAGTCCAGACGCCCCCGCCGTGGTGTAACCAAATGTCGGATCTAATCGCATCGGGTACGTGCAGGAATCAAGGTATTCTTGCGGCATCGTGATGGTAAGCCACGGCTCATCAATCACGATATCGGCCCACCGCTCTATTCCATTTGCGTCGACACAGAACGGCCGGGGAATGTGCATGAGTTTTCCGGTCAAGAACCCGTTGCCGGACTTGTTCCCGTAGACCGCATACGACCCCACGGCCCAATCTGGGCGGGTACATCCCCCGTCTATATCTTCTTGCGAGAGCTCGCCCTGATAGTGGAATGCCACGCCCGGAGAGCCCTTGATCTTCCACCGAAAAACATTGGTGCTGGGCTTTTCGTCAAAAATAATATCCCACTTCAACCGACCTTCGGAATCGATGTGAAAAAGATCGGTCTGCTCCCCGACAGTAAGAGCAACCGTCCCATCAACGGCGGCCTCCGCCTGATCGTCAACAACCACATCGGGGCGATTAAAATTTATGAAGTACTGTTCTATCTCAGCCCCACACTTAAACGACAGGTTGACATTCGGGACGAACTTGTCCGTCTTGCCACCAATTACGATGGTCGGCTTGGTGTCGCCCAAGTCTTCGGCGATGTAGGCCGATGGGATATTTTCTAAAGCTTTAATCATATTTTTATTTTCCGAAAAGAAGTCACGCCGTCCTTAACCCGTTCAAACTCAATTGCCGTCAGCCCCATCCTCCGGAACTCCTCCACGGCCAGCCGGGTGTCGGCCAGAGTCAGCCGCCCACTCATGCCGACGATGTGCGCCGTGGTCCCGACTATTTGGACGAAGCAGGCAAGCTCGTAGTCATCCCCGAACTCGTGCAGGTTCTCCCCGGCGCGGATTACTCCGGATATCCATTGGATATGAACTCCCATTACTTTTTCGGCCCGAAAAATTGAGTAAGATACGGGGCCACATTCTGAACCGCCCTCTCTCCAAACAGAAAACCGAGCACGAGAAGATTGATGATATAAAACGCTGCCGCTTGCTGGGAGCCGTCTGGCAATTTCCACTCCCCAGCGAAAACCTTGAAATCAAGGAAAATAGTCGCATATCCAAAGATGGGCCGTTGCGCCCCACGGATAAACAGCATCAGAGCCCCTATTAGTGGGATTGACTTTAAATCTGTGGCAGTCCCCTCCATTTCCTTGATACGGGAATTGAATTCCTTGTCGGCGTCATTGGCGATAAGGGCCACCGCCTTCATTTTTTCAATTTCCGCATTGGAGAGCGCGACAGAAAGCGCCGCCTTCTCTTGCTCTGTCATCGATGGGGGAAAATATGTCTTCACCGCGTCAACAATGGTACCAACCGCCCCACCGCTAAAAACGTCCATTATTTTGCTGAATATATCCATTTCACCCCCTTACCTTCGGCGGCATATCGTCCTGTTTTATGCCGAGTTTGAACATGATTGCAGTCAGGAAATCTTCCATTCGGGAAAGCCGTTCCTCTACAGAATTAAACTTCTTCTCAATCTTTTCGGCGTTTTCCTTTGCGGAACCCTGGCACCCGGCTACCCGTTTTTCACATTCCGCCTTAGTCACAAAGACCCCCTTGAGTGCCAAGCCGACAACCGCGCCGACCGTGATTGAACCGCCAATTATGGCCGTTATGGTTGTGATTTCCATATTTACACCCACTCCCCGGTTATGAACGCCGCCGCCATTCGGTGAGCGCGGTTCTTTATCTGTTTCCGCCATTTACTTTTCAGCATTTCACACCCGGCCCGGTCATATTCTCCAGCCCGAGCATGTTTCAGAAAGAGAAGAAACCCCTTCAATCGAGTCAGCCCCAGATTGAAAAGCATCATCAGCACCACGCCGCGCCGCACCGGGTCAAGGGCGAGATCGAGCGCATGGTAGTCATTCAGCACCATGGCAAAATCGGCGGTGAAGAAGTCGTCGCACTGTTTCCGGGTGTATGATGCCCCGAGCTTCATGGATTTGTCAGCATGGCCCCATCCCACCGTTGGGACGCCTTCGGTGTCGGGGTAGACGATCAGCCGGAAACCCTCATCCTCTTTCAGAATTGATTTTATCTGCTCGTCGTTCAAGATCCCTCCGTATCTCTTTCAAAATCGTGTCAGCGTCTTCCAGGCGCCCGAGGTAGCAGTCAGGCATGAACACCCGCGCTTCCCGGAGAAGGTCGAGAATCGTATCAATCAAACAGTCCACAAGCCACCGATACAGGCTCCGTAAACAGCACCATAAATGATTTCCCCAAGGCCCCAACGATTCACCCAATGCTGTTCGGGAAGCTTCTGCGCGGCCAGATAACAAGCAGGCATGAGCACCCCGGCGAGAATCCCAAAATCGGGGGTGGCGATGTACCAGAACACCGGCACCCACCAAACAATCCCCCTGAGAGCGAGAGCAACAACGGAATAGGCAATAAAGCGCCTGTTTTCGTCGTACAGCGCATCGGCGGCCCAATGTATGCCGGACTCCACCCAACCCTTCACGGTGCGCTTATCCTGGACACCATAGGCGAGAGTCCCCACCCACTTGCCCCAGGCGAAGGACTCCCCGAGTAAATAGAGCCCGAGGCACACCGGGATAGCAAGCCACCCTTTCCCAGCGTGGACGGCGACAATGGCAAGAATCGTGCCGGAAATGAGCTTTGCCGCAAAGTCTCCATTGGGATGTTTCCACCCGAAGATATACCCACCACCCCGGATGCGGTTCAGAAATGCAAACATTACAGCGAAGATGAGAAGTACCATTATACCCCCTGCAATGCTTGAAGTTCGGCCCGAAGGGCCACCGCCTGAGCGTTCAGAGTGGCCAAATATTCAACGTCCCCTTCTGCGAGAGGACGGATTCGCTTGGAATCAAGTTCGGCAAGTTGCGCTTTGATTGTGGCAATTTGCTGGGCTTTCAGCTCTTCCGGCGTCGGGGCTGGGACGGATTTAACTTCATAAAGATCATCACCCACCTGCTCAATAAAAGCCCCGTTCGATGTACACCAAGCCGCTGCTTCTGCGTACCCTGGCTGTTCACTTGTGATTTTCGTGCCTATCATACATCCTCCTTATACGGCGAACCCTTCGGCTCGCCATTGAAATGGAAAGAACACAGAGTTTGAAGATGTTGCATTTGTCCATCCGGTCGTCACACTCATTCCGGTTGTGGATTTGCTGGTTATTTTACTCCCCGCCACATCACCCCCTGTGGTGCTCCCGTCCAGATCCATTGTAATTTGCGCGTTCCATCCCACAGCCATCGGTACTAAAAAATTTATCGCAGATGTCGGGAGCCCCGTTTCGACCCACCCGCCCTGCTCAACCCAGCCGTCTGACCATTTGCGATACCACGACGTCCCGCTATGCCACTCATCAACTACAAAAGCCTTAAGTAGTTTTGTATTAAGGTAGATAGCCCCGGACAGGCTCGACAGGGACATATCCCCGTCTGCGTTTATCGCTATCTGCCCGATCTGTGTGGCCCCATCGTTGGTGGTGAATTGAACAATTGCGCCCGTGTCAGTTGGGTCGCTCGCTATTCGTATGCCTACACCGGATGTGAGGTTTGTTTCAAAAAAACCCTGAGACGCGGCGATCGCTCCATCCGGGCCACGAAGCACAGCCCTGTCGGGAGTGGCGGCAACGGTTGCGCCGTGGGCGACGGTGAGGGCAGCGTGGGCTGCTACTGCGGCGCTGTTGTCTGTGGCATAAAACTTGTTGGCCCCGGCGCTATAGACCACATCCATGAGTGTACCGGATGCGATTTCTCCCGAAGAAAAAGCTGCCCCGGACTTGTTGACCAGCGCAACGGCACCGAACCCCGCATTCAAAGTACACGCCCCCGTATTGCCGTGGGTCGCAATAAACCGGATAGCGAGGCCGTTTGTATATCCTGTAACGGCAGCAGGAAGCGCCACAACATAACTATTCCCACTGCCGGTTTCGGTGACAAAGTACCCCGAGGAAGAGCCGGACGATTCAACATTGTCATCTGTTCTGATCGTGTTCCCGAGCGGGTCTTGAAGCACAAGCTTAAGCGGCACATCAGAAAAAATAAGCGCCTCACCCAGGGTGTCAAGAATTATCGGGTTTGTATTCGCCGTAACGCCTTGAGGATCTGAATAGGTCGTTACCGCGGATGTGGTCCCGGCCATATAGGTCCACACCATCCCACCAGATAGGGGGACACCGGCCAAGTCTGTTGCTTTATATCTCGGCGAAACCACTCTTTCAGCCATTGGTTTTATTCCTCCCCGTCTGTAAGCGCGTTTTGTGATGCGGCTGCCACATACGGCAAGCTGGTTAAGGCATTTTTCGGCTGAGCCGATTTTACTTGGTCGACTTTTTTAAACATCGTTTTTATGTGCCTGTTCGGGTTATTAATTGATTTTATAGCCCCCGCCACGCCTTTACCGACGAGCCCCCGAGCGACCCCCACCGGGTTGCCGGTCAATAGGCCATCCACCACTTGCCCCGCTGTGAAAATGTCCGAGAAATCAGCAAGACCGGCCGTGTTCTTCCTCGCATCAACAACCGCTCTTTGATTCACCTCTTTTTCAATTGTACTCAGCGCACCGTATTTGTTTTTAAGAGCCTGATACCCAGGACCCGCGCCGTTAGTTATTGCGTCGTCCTGCATTTTGCGAAGGTTATTGGCTATCAACTCGTCAACCATCGCCCTTCCGTGAGTTGCCGGGCTCGGATCTTTGTAATACGCTTTCAGGCTCTGGTTAAGTAGGGCTATCGCATCTTGGGATTCCGAAAGTGACATTTCTCCCCTGTTTTTAAGGGCCTCCATACGGGATGTCGCGTACTGCACTGTCTCTGGGGAAAATGTTTGTAAGTTTTTGTTGTTGACTATCCCCGATAGCTCCCCAGCGGCCCGTGTGGCGTCGACAAAGTTTGTGCCACCCGAATCCGCCGTTTTTGCCATCGAATCGTATTCGTCGAAAATCTGTTTTTTTGTTTGCGCTATGGCCTGTGAAAACTGGTCGAGGTTTTTGGGGAGTTCCCCGGCTACCGTCGAACCGTCCTTGTCTTTGAATACAAGTCGTTCTTTGTTGTCGGCTATGGTTTCTACCGCCGACTTTGCGCGGTCCATATATGCGGCCCTCTGCCCAGCGGTCTGTTTCCCGGCCACGGTTGGGCGAATTCCTTTGTTTATCCCGTCTTCAATTGCTGTATATGCTGCCGATTTTTTAGGTATAAGACCCTTAACCCCGAGCGCCAATGGAGCCGCTTGAATGGCTGAGCTCACAAAAGCCCCGGCATTCGGGCTCCCCGTTGCGCTATATACAACATCCCCGGCGCTTTGCCCTATATCGGCAAGGGCATTAAATGGGATTGAGGCCGTCTCAGAAAGCTCTTTCCCGCGCTCAGTCATTGGGTGGTATGTGAGGGCGTTCTGGACCGCTGCGACCGTCTTATCCGCGCCTTGGAGACCACTAAACGGAAGCGCGGCAAGCCCTGCCAGCCCAGCAACCGGCGCGGCAATGGAAGACGTTAGCATCTGCGCCCCGGCCTCAAGGGCGGGGTATACCGCCCCAATGTTCCCAACAGTCCGCATAAATCCGCGTTCGGGCTTGGCCTGTTCTTTGGCCTCTGGTTTGGCGGTGTCCGTAGGGGCCGGGAATTCCATTTTTGAAGCGAACCCAACAACCTGCTCAGGGGTTGTCCCGTCCGGAACCTCAAACCTTGCAACCCTACCATCCTGAAGCTGCACTTTAGCTATCGGCATTATTCGAACCCCATGAATTTTATTTCGACAGCGTTACCCGGTTTTTTTGATTCGGTTGGCGTTTCTCCGGCTAAAACTCTCGCCCTGTCTGCACCCTTCTTCACTATCGACTTAAATTCTTCGGCAGCTTTTTTGAATTCTGCCTCACTACTGGTGTTTTTCATGCGGCTCATCGCGTCTGTGGCTTTTTGGCCTTCGGCCTCTGTGATTTGGCCACCACCCTTGAGAGTCTGGAACGCTTGCAAAAACTGCTTGCCCTTAAGCTGATCAAGTCGGTTCATGAAGTCTTTGCCATGCGTCCCCGGTATTTTTTGAGTGCCGAGCATAGACGACGCACCCACGGCAGCCTCTAACCCAGGATGGTTTAAAAGATCATCTATAAGTTTAACGGTCAGGTCAGCTTCTTGCACCGTTTTGGATAGGTCAACCTTTGCCTTGCTTTTTGCCTCAGCCTCTACCTTTCCGCCCTCTTTTGCCGCCGCAATTTTCCCTTGTAATGCCGGATCGCTGGCCGACCCGATAACGGGAGCTCCTTCCCCAGCCTGCACAAGCTCCATCCTGCCGGTCCTATTGTTAAATGCGTATACCCCCTGCCCGGACTGAACCGGGGTAAAATACGGCGTTCCACCAGACTCGCCCCGGCCCACCTTGGCTTGTTCGCCAGGGGTAAGCGTTTTTTGAATCGGCTGGGGGCTATACCCAGGAGCAAGCGAGTTGGTTTCGAGCGGGACAAATTTGTCACCTACGTCCTCATATTGGGTCTTCGGTAGTGCATCCTTAGCCGAAAAAATAAGCTGCCCCGCCCACTGCCTAATCGCTTCGGGATTGTTCCCAAGCTTCGCAATGTTGGCCCGGTGCTGCTGGGTTATCTGCGGGTTCCCGAAGGTTTGATCCAAGAAGTCCAGCGCTGAGGTGGCAGATTCAAGTGTTGGGTTGTTATACACGCTATCAAGAGCAGATTTCGTGATATCAATCCACTGTTTAGCCTCGCCAATCCTCGCCGCCTTTTTTTCTGCGGCCTGTTTTTGAAGCTCCTGCGCCTGCTTATAATACCCACCCTTCAAGAGCGTTTGTGCTGCTGATTCAAGATCCCCGCTTGCAAGGGCGTTTCGTACGGCGTCATCGGCCCCCATATCTCTTTTCGCGCGGTCGAGCTGGAGCGCGTTAAGCTGGGTTTCCTGTTGCATCCGCTGCGTTGCAAGGGCGTTCTGCTTGCCAGCCTGTATGGAGTTGGCTATCCGTGCCGGGGCGTTTGTGTCTAACAAACCAAAATCTATTAGTGCCATTTTTTCACCACATTACAGGGTTTCGCCCAAAAAGGGCAACTCGCGTTCAATGAATTAATAACTTGCCATCATCCCACCCAACGAATTACCAATCCCCTGGTATGCCGAATTCCAAGCATTTGCCGATGCGAGGTATGAGTTCCCCTGATTGGTTGCGTTGTTTATGGCATACAATGCGTTATTGTTTGCCGCGTTTGTCCCAGAAGCTGTGGTCGCAGCATTTGCCGTTTGCCCCAATCCGGAAATCGTGGCATATTGGTTAAAGTTTTGGGTTTTGCTTTGCATATATCGACTATATGCGTTGTTGTATTCTTGTGACCCCATTTCCTGACCATATGCCGCCGCCGCCTTGAGCGCCTTCCCGGACTGGAGCCCACCCCTTGCTGCCGCGCTGTTGTTTATCGCTTTTTGGCCCTGGTTCAAACGAAACGAATACCCTGGATCAGACGTCATGTTTGAATACTTGAAATCCTTGTAAAATGACGGGGCTTGCATTTGCGTTAGGGCGTTATACCCTGCCTGCCGGTATGGTGCGTAATCCTCCCGTGTGGTTTGGTATTGCTGGTCCTGTAACTGTGCCGCATATGCCGCCGCCGCTGCGGATGATTTGGCCGCCTTACTTGCAGCACTGGCCGAACTGCTGGCCGATGCAATACCGGCAATCGCGCTCCCGGCTGCCACGCCAACGCCTATCCAAGACATAAGCACCCCCCGTCTAATTCTAAAAATTCATCCTCGGTTATGATAAAATCCCGCTCGATTTCGCCCAGGTCGGTCTTGTCGGTCGGGTGGATGTTCATAAACACGCAATCCCCGACACAATAGGCCATTTTCTTGACATTCGGCGCGGAAGTGAATTGATATGGCCCGGTAATTGCAACTGGCGCTCTACCCTCTCCAGAATAAAGCAGCATTGTCCCGCTCATCAGAATGTTGCACGTCTCGAACCTGTGCCGCTTCCCAATAATCAACGATCCATCCGGCACGTGGAGCTGCCTGATATACACACCACCCGAAAAGATATGGTCAACCTGCTCCTCAATTTGCGGAAGTTTGGCAAGCCTAACTTCTAAATCTGTCAGGTCAAGATCCTGGCACAACAACTCGTATATCACCGCCTCGTCGCTGGTCCTCGCCACAAATCCCCCCGAGACGACCTCGGGCAGTTCGCTATTTTGCTGAGATGCTTCTGCTTCCATTTGTGTCCTTCTGAATGTGTATGCCGCACTGCGTTACAAAAGTATTCCCGGAATATTCAGTCCCCCCGGTTGCCGCTATACGTTTCACCCTGATTTTGATTTGAGTCCCGATCTTGTGCGCCGCGAAACTCGCCGCTGGGAAACTAAGCAAAAATCCCGTCAGTGCAGCGGTCCCAGTTGGGATTGTGAGTTCAGCAGAAGTTGACGTTTCCGCCCAAACCGAACCAACATCAGCCGATGCGATGTAAAGCGTGAACTTAGCAAACCTATTAGCCCCTGTTGCATTCGCCGCCTTGGTTGTTATGTGGATGTGGGGGTAAACGTCTGTGCCCTCTTTCCACGAATGGGGGATCTCGTTTGCGCCCAGGTCGATATAATCATTCACCGCGAACGAATATTCGCTGGTGTTGGTCGTGAACGCCTCCCACGTCGGAGCATTTGACGCAGCCACCCGCCCCGAAGAAATCACGAACTGAACATCATCCCACACTGGCGCGATTAGATACTCGTCAACAAGGTTGGCTATGGCGGACAAGCACGAGTACCATTCACGGGCTATCACCCCGGCTTGCTGGGACAAAATAGGAACCGTGTATTGTGGAATACTCTTAGGCATTACCTAACCTCACCGAAGCCTCTGCGCCCATTATGGCGATCTTTACCGGGTCCGTTCCGCTAATTTCAAACACCCTATCCCGGCGTTTCAGGGTCATTCCGCACCGTGTCCAATAAACCCGCCTGAAATATTCCCCTATTTTCCCCATAGAGGCCCATCGTTCATTGCTCCAGGTATGTCCGCCTGGGTACGACAGGGCGTATCGTTACAACTTGGCTTGCGAAATGTGCCCAGAATACGGCATGGAGCCGCCCCCGACTGTTTTGAGAATAGCCGTCACGTCGAAACGTAACATCAAGCGGATCAATCAGGACGATAGCGTGCTGAGTATGCCGACATCGTTGGTAAACAAAACCGCAAGATTCAACATCTTTGCAGGGAATTATTAATGAAAACCCCCATCCTCGGGCAAGCATATGAAGCAAGGAGCGTCAACGCAGCGGCGGACAGGCTGATAAACCTGTATCCCGAAGTTGTGCCGTCTGGGGGGAAGGAGCCAGCCTACTTCACCCGTACACCTGGGACGCGCTTGCTTGTAAATATTGGCACGACTCCGATTCGGGGGATGTTGTCTCTCGGGGGTGTTGGTTATGTGGTTTGTGGCCCTAAGCTCTACTCTGTCACCTCTGGTTGGGTGGCAACAGAGATTGGAGATATTGACGGGGTTGGCCCGGTTTCTATGTCTGACAATGGGTACCAGATTTTTATTTCCACCAACCCAACCGGCTATATTTATAACAAAACCACCACAACCCTTGCAGAGATTACAGACGTTGATTTTCCCGGTTCGGATATGGTCACAACGGTCAGCGGGTTCTTTGTTTTCAACGAGCCCAACACGCAAAAGTTTTGGATAACCGGAGTGCTTGATGGGATGGCAATTGACCCGCTCGATTTCGCGTCAAAAGAAGGGTCATCAGATAATCTTGTCCGCCCGTTCAACGTACACGGGGAATTGTGGTTGTTCGGCGAGAAAAATACCGAAGTTTGGTATAATTCCGGGGACGCTACGTTCCCATTTGCCAAAATAGGCGGCGCTACCATTGACACGGGGTGCGCTGCGAAACATTCAGTGGCCAGACTCGATAACTCAGTGATTTGGCTGGGGGCCGACGACCGTGGGACGGGTGTTGTCTACCGGGCCAATGGTTACGCCCCTGTTAGAATTTCCACTCACGCAATCGAATACGCGATTTCCCAATATTCCACCATCTCAGACGCTCGGGCCTACACTTACCAGCAAGACGGCCACGCCTTCTATGCCCTGACCTTCCCGACTGCGAAAAAAACATGGTGTTATGACGCGTCCACCCAAATGTGGCACGAAA